ATCGACCGCGATAAGCTCGTGGCCAAAGATATCGTTAGCGACGAACCGAATGCGCGGGTGATCGCCACTGAGTGGTTCCTTGGCGATGAACTCGTGCGGCGTGATGTCGCTGTATCCATCCTCTGCGGGCAAGCGCTCGCTGGCGAACAGGCGGAGATTTAAGCTATGGCGAACACACAGGCCGTCTGCGACAGCTTCCGCGTCGATCTGCTCAATGGGACGCATGCCTTTGGTGCTCAGGGCGCCAACGGCACGCGGACCGTTACCACGAAAGACGTGTTCAAGGCCGCGCTTTACCTCGCCTCGGCCACCATCAACCGCTCCACTACAGCTTATTCCGCGACCGGTGAAGTCAGCGGAACCGGCTACACGGCGGGCGGCGTAACGGTCACCAACGCCACCGCTCCGGCCAACACTGGCGGCACCGGCATCATCGCGTTCTGGACGCCATCGGCTTCGTTCGCGTGGACAACGGTCACACTCTCAACCGCCTTTGATGCGGTGCTGCTCTACAATTCGAGCAACACAGCAACGGCCTCGGTGGCGGTGTTCACGTTCGGCTCGCAGACAGTGACTGCCGGCAATTTCACGCTGACCATGCCGACCAATGATTTGACAACCGGCCTGATCCGGATTTCGTGATGAAGGCTCCATGCCCGACATGCACCCAGTCATCGCGCAAGGGCCTATTGTGGTTATCTGGTGACGACTGGTTGGAATGCCCTGACTGCAACGCAACGGGCTTCGCTGAAGTCGTCGAGGAGCGCTTCGCTCCGATCGAGCGGACGATCAGCATCCCCGGCGTTGGAACTCTTGCCGTGCCGCGTCATCATCCCATTGTTGAAAGGCTGCGTGCATGAGCATCTATTCGCTGGCGCAGACCTCAACCTCAACCACCAGCGGCAACGCAGCAGCTGACGTAGCGAGCCCAACGGCTTCCGGTGTTCGCCCGCGCTTGATGGAATATGGACTGTTTCTGGGAGCTGCCACCGCCTCAACCTTCTCGCTTCGTCGCTTCACGGCCCTGGGAACTCGCACGACACCAACGGCGCTCATTGCCGAGGATATCGGGGACGAAGCGCTCGCTGGTATTAAGCTGGTCGATCAGGCCGTCGCGTTTTCAGTTGAGCCAACCGAGGCAACTACCAAGTTCCGGTCGATCGGCCTTCCCGCAACCATCGGTGTCGGAGTCATCTGGACATTCCCTCGGGGGATCACCATCGGCCAGCAGCTTGCGGTGGGGGTCATTCACGACGCGACCAATGCGGCTTCGCATCATCATTACGTAGTGTGCGACATCTGAGGCCGATATGGCCTTCAGCTATTGGCGCACTGGCAACTTCAATGGCGGCGGGTTTTGTGCTCCAGCAAACCAAGGCGCACAGGGAACGCAGAATAACACGGGGTTCAACCGCTACGGCTACCAGTTCTACACCCAGCTAGGCGTTTATGGCCGGGACAGTTGGAACAAGTGGGCGTGGAATGGGAGTTGCTTAAGGTCAAATAGCTACACCGGGACGCTCTCCACCGGCATTGCGATCACCAACAACAACAATACGCTCGTTGAGGACGAGGACAGTTCGACCTACCTCATCACGAAGATCAGCGGTGGCGCAGCGGCATGGGATGCGTCCGCTGTTTCTTCGGTTGGCGTTACCGGAGATTTCGTTCTTCGTCTGCGGAAAACGATCGAGACGACCAACGCTTATGGTGCGGGTGTCAATTCCGATCCGCTGACCGACGATACCGACGCCTCGATAGATTTTGCATGGATTTACGTCCCATCAGGCGCGCTTTGGTATTATCAGCTAAGCGGGGCCGCGACTGCGGTTGGCTCAGATAACGGCTACGCATGGATTTGGCGGACAGGGACCAGCCTCGGCATGGGCCTGGGGCCGACATTGGCCATTGCCCAGGCATCACCGGCCTACACGACGACCAACAGCGCAACACTCTATTTCGACAGTTCCTTTCATAACATCGGCGCCCAGATGGAGGCGCAATTCCTACTTTCGTTCGATGTAACACTAGCTCTTACCGGACAGACTCTAAGCGTAGCCGGCGGAACACTTGCACTCACTACAGGCAAGGCGCTTACCGGCCAAGGAACCACGGCATCCGCTGGCTTAGTCTCCGGCCAGACTTCACTTGCTGTAACAGGACAAAGCGCAACAGCAGCGCAAGGTAACACGACCGCCAATCTCACGCTGGCATTGACGAGCCAGGTTCTATCGGTAGCTTGTGGTAGCGTCGTGGCGATTGGCGGCGATGTAACCGCAGCCATCACCGGGCAAAGCCTGAGTGTCGCTCGTGGCACAGTCCTGAACGCGACGGACAAGGCGCTTATCGGACAAGCGAATACGGCAGCCGCAGGGACAATCGCCGCCCAGTCGGCGCTGGCGCTCTCTGGGCAGGCTCTGACCGCAGTGCGCGGTTCGGTGACTGGTGTGTTGAGTCTCGCGCTTATAGGGCAGAGTGCGGCGGTTGCCCGAGGGGCATTGCTCGCCACCACAAGTTTAGCGGTCACGGGGCAGTCTGTCGCGGTTGCTCGGGGCACGGTTTCAGCGGGGGCCGGCGCGGCTCTTACGGGTCAGCCACTTTCCGTCACTCAAGGCAACACTGCTCCAGTATTCAATCTCGCTCTCTCGGGCAGCGTTCTCGCAATCGCGCGGGGCACTGTCACCGCCTTTATAGCCGCTGACGTAACCGCCGCACTCACAGGGCAATCCATTGGTGTCTCGGTAGGCTCACTGAGCGCCAACATCGACATCTGGACGGTCCACCCACCGGCTGATGCGACATTCGTGAACGACAACCTGGCTAACACAAGCTGGACCGACAGCGGCACAAGCCAATCGACATTCACAGAAACACCAGCAAACACAGGCACTTGGACTGACCAACCCAAGACGAACGCAAACTGGAACTAGCGGCGACCCGTAACTGGACCCGCGAGGAGTGAAACATGAAACACTGGTTCGCTCAGCACATCCTTCTTCCTTTGGTTATGCGGGACTTTAGGTTGAGGGAGCAAGGGAAGCGGCCTGACAAACTTTACTGGGCCGAGGTGTTGTTGCTCCGGTGGCGTCTCTACGATTACGTCCTGTTCAGTAAAATAGAGGTCAACTAGTGACCGTCCCCGCGAACCTGACCAACGCGGGCAAAGGGCGCCCGAAAGGCTCGAAGAACAAGGTTACGCTGGAAGCCAAGACAGCCATTGCTCAAGCCGCCGAACAGCTTGGCGGTGTGGATCGCATGGTGACGTGGGCGAAGGCTGATCCCGCTAACGAACGCGCATTCTGGTCAACGATTTATCCGAAGCTGGTGGCGATTACAGTGGCGGGGGATCCCAATAACCCCGTTGTAACCGAGATCAGGCGCATTCGTGTCGAGCCTTGATATACCAACGCTGGACGTATTCTGGCCGCTGCTCGATCCCGCACCATACAAGGGTGCACATGGCGGGCGCAGTTCGGGCAAGTCGCATTTCTTCGCCGAGCTTATGGTCGAAGAGCATTATGCGATACCGGGGCTTAGGTCGGTATGCGTCCGCGAAGTCCAGAAGGACCTCAAGGACTCCGCCAAACTGCTGATCGAGGACAAGATCCAGCAGTTGGGCGTGGGGGCGAGTTTCAACGTCCAGCGCGAGATGATCGAAACGCCTGGAGGGGGCCAGATCATTTTCCGGGGGATGAACGACTACAACGCCGAGAGCATCAAATCACTGGAGGGTTTCGACCGCGCCTGGATCGAGGAAGCCCAGACGCTTTCAGACAGAAGCCTGATGTTGCTTCGCCCGACGATCCGCAAGGAAGGGTCGCAAATCTGGGCAAGCTGGAACCCGCGCAAGAAGACGGACGCGATCGACAAGTTCCTGCGGGGTGAGAAGCTGCCACCGGGTGCCGTGGTGGTCGAGTCCAACTGGAAGGACAACAAGTTCTTCCCGAGCAAGCTTGAGCAGGAACGGCTGCACGACCTGGAGGTCTATCCGGATCAGTATCAGCACATCTGGGAAGGCGATTACGTCAGCATTTTCTCGGGTGCCTATTACGCAACCCAACTGACCGAGGCGAAGGCTGCGGGGAGACTGACACAAGTCAGCGCCGACCCATTGATGACCTATCGGGCCATCTTCGACATCGGCGGGACAGGATCGAGGGCAGATGCGGTTGCGATCTGGATTGCCCAATATGTCGGGCCGCGTATCCTCGTGCTGGATTATTACGAGGCGGTTGGTCAGCCGCTCGCAACGCATGTCAACTGGTTACGGGAACACGGCTACGGCAAGGCCCAGTGCATCCTCCCGCACGACGGGGTGAAGCACGACGCAGTTTATGACGTGACCTACGAGTCAGCGCTGAAGGGTGCAGGCTTCGAGGTCGTGGTCATCCCCAATCAGGGCAAGGGCGCAGCGCTCAAACGGATTGAAGCTGGCCGGCGCAAGTTCCCGAACATCTGGTTCAACCAGTCAACGACACAGCCCGGCCTGGATGCACTGGGAGCCTATCACGAGCGCAAGGATGAGGTCCGGCAGATTGGCCTCGGACCTGAACACGATTGGGCCTCGCACGGGGCCGATGCTTTCGGACTGATGTGCATCTCGCACGAAGCGCCGGATGAACAGGGGTGGGGAGCCCCGATCAAGACCCGAATCCGGGTGGTTTGAGTGGATGGGGCGTAATGGAAGGAAGACAGCCATGACCAATGGTAAGGAATCCGTCGTTCGCGGCGGCAAGGAAGACGCAGAGGCGGTGCATCGCCGGGAAGAACTGACGGC